CGTAAGTGCGACAGGTCGGAGGTGCAACTCTACAGGGTAAAGACAACGGGAACCCCTGCGCTTACGGACCCCACAGCCAAACTTGCTAACGAGCACCTATGCCCAGCCCTCGCAGTTCACCCATCACTCTATCAGAGAAAGAGTTGCCACCCGGCTTTGACCTGCTGGACGCCCCGTTGCTTGTTGTTCCTGCTGCGCTGGGCTCAGCCCCTTTCAGTTGCTCAAGCTCCTGAGCCAGCCTGCGATTGTGCTCTACCAATGCTGCATTCTGCTCAACTAATGCTCCACCGCTTGCTGCCCACAGGGCTGCTGTTGCTGCGTCCTCAAATGTGTTCTGTTCCATTAGAATCTTCTTAGCTAAGTTGACTCGCTCACGGACACCAGTGTTCCACTCCTCGTCACCTTCACGCAGCTGGTAAATGCCAATCTGATCCTGTGCCTGCTTGAGCATTGAGTTGAACGATTTCTCCAGTGCTTGATTTCTTTCAGCAGTCTTCTTTTCAGTGATCAGATTCTCTTCCTGTTGGAGCTTTTCGTAGCTTTCACGCGCAGCACTAATGCTTTGGTCACGCTCGTAGCTAATCTCATCAATTCGACTCACAATGTTCTGAAGGTAAGCTTGCCGAGATGCCGGCAGGTCGCCAGTCAGTTCGTCGATAGCGTTAGCCCTTTCATCACCGACAGGCATGCGCAAAATCTTTGCAAGCTTTTCACGCTGTTCAGCGGGGACATAAGCCTTTGCTCTGTCTATCTGCGTTTCAATAGGTTTGACATACTGCTCCTTAAACTTGGGGTGACGTTCCAGATTGGTAACAGTAAGCGTCTCGCTCATCTGATCATACTCAGACTTGAGCTTATCGTATTCACTCTTCACACCCTCCAGTCCTTCAAAGTCGCTCAGCTTTGACATCAGCTCAGCGACCTGCTGCTTAGCTGCGTCACGCTCCTGCTTGATCAGCTTGAAATCTGCGGCACTGCGAGAGACTGGCTTTTCGTTAGCCTGCGCTGAGTCAGTGCTTTTGGAATCATCTAAACTAATGTCATCGTTGCCAGCAGGTTCTGCGCTTTGCTTACTGGTGTCAGCAGGTTCCACTGCCTTTGGTGAAGGTGCTTCAGTCCCCTTCATCGCATTGCGGAAAGCATCTGCCATTGAGGAGATTTTCTTATTGGTGTCAGGATGAAGCCCCGGCTTACCACTGATTGCAGCTGGTTCTGCCTGCACTGGTTCGTTCACTGTTGTTGCTGTATTGTCTTCACTCATAATTAGCCTTACTGAATGTTGCTTCTGGTTCGGTTGGTAGCTCTGGTGCCTGTTGCGCCATAGCCTTTAAGAGTTTAATCGCATACTCATACCCTTTCTGCATGCCGTGAGCGTATGCGAAGTCTGTTGCCGTTGACCCAAACGGGACGTGGTTGCGTGATAATGGCGACTCCTCCGCCATTACATTCATCATCCGACTAAACGTCTCAGTAGATTGAATCTTCTGAGCAGCTGCTACTGCTGCCGGGTCTGTTATCCATTGGGTTAGTGCTGTCATAGTTTGGTTGCTGTTAAATAGGTCTGGATTCTAGTGCGAACTTTCCTCGATTAATGTTGCGTGTTGCCCCGTGGCTGAAGTGGACAAGTGGTGCTTCTTTCCACCCTTTTGTTCCATACTGCTTAACGATTGGGCATGTCGCATAAATGCCGCTATGCTTCATGTGTTGAAGTATGATCATATCACTTGTGTGCGGCGTGCTACCTTCATCCAGCCTGACGCTATTGCCATCGCATGTGGCGAAAATCATTGCCGCCGTAGTAAATCCTGCTGCACTCCCTCCTACCACCGATGGTGTAACATTGTCTTCCGTTGAGTTTGATTCAAATATAACCAAATCAGCTTGAGGCTGAGTAGGCGTAAACGAGTAATTTATTACATCGTAATCAGACATAAACCCGCCACCCTTAGCGGCCACAGCTAACCACCTGTGGTAGCATGCCATTTCGTAAGCAGGCATGTTGGCAGTCGGAAGCTTGCTGCATCGCTCAGTGTACATATCGTAGAGAGGGTGAAGCATTGCATCCTTTGCTGTCAGCACTTGGGGGGACCAGCCACGCTTAGACCAGCTCCTCTTCCATCCCGCCATCAGTTCGTGCTGCTTTTCAGCGTCTTCGCTCAGAACATCTCCATCACCTTCATAAATGCCATCGTAGTATGTGTAGACTATGTTGCTCACTTCCGCCTCCTCGCTTTGCGTTTGGCCTTACGTTTAGGCTCTGACGGTATGAGTGATGCTGGTTCCTGTGTCTCAGGCTCATTCTCTTCAGGTTTAGGTAGCCTTTCCCTAAGCCTGTCGATCAGCGTCCCGTCTTTTGCCCGATGGAACAGAGCGGCATCGAAGTCCACTAAATCATCAACTGCTTTTTGATCAGGGAATGTTGGGTGGATGCCCCCGCTGATGACAGGTTTGTTGTTCTCATCAATTTCCCACACATTCATGATGAGCTTTGAGTGACGGGCATTCTGAACAACACTGCCGTAGCTGCCTGCAACGTCCCACGCCATACCATCTGGGGGAATCATCATAGCCGTGGAGTATTCGTGTAGGTTTGGCGGGTAGACTGCAACGCCATTCAGGTGCAGTGACGTTGGCGTGATCGCCCCGTGAACAATATGCCCCATAAACGGTTTCCCGCATGCCTGATAGTCAGACCATATGTCATGAGCCCATCCGCTTCGGATTGGGACAGCATCAGGTTCCATAAACAGGAACGGCTTCTTATGCTTGTTGATAATCTCCCAGCACAAGCATTGGAAAGCATAGTTCTGAGGGTTGGGCCAGTTGGGTCTTCCTTTCCATTCGTTGTAACGGAAGTGAATGACCCCGCTGAATGCTTTGTTGGCAACTGCGTCAATGTCAGTTACCAGCATTTCTGGCACGTCAGTGTCATACGAGAGGATCACTTCAAACGGAAGCTTTCCATCCAACTCGTATATCCACTCGATAGTCTTTAATGCGACTCTGCAATCCTTAATGCAGAAGGGAATAACGATTATCATTTGTTGTCTTTTTTATTGTTGCTACAAGCTTGCAGCAGTTCTGGCGTCAGCTATTGCCATCTCCTGTTGCAGCTTGAGATTGTTGCGTTCTATCTCAGCCTTCAGTGCGGCATCCTTACGGGCTTCCTCTCTCTCCATCTGTGAGATTTTTAGTTGCTCCTCTAAGCTAGGACCAGCTTGTGCTTGCTGCTGTTCAGCCACCTGCTGCTCCATTTGCTGCGAAACCTGATTGGCGAGTTCGTTTGCAAATGCGGTCAACTCTTCAAGCTGATCTTCTAACTGTTTTGCCTGCTGCTTCCTGTTCGGGTCAGCGGAAAGTTGCATCAGATGCTCGCCTATGTGAGGCAGCAGTAGCCCGAAGAACTCAGCAACAGGCTCAGGTGCAGCACCCTGCTGGACAGCTTGAGCAAGCTCTACCCCTTTGGACAGGTGCGCCTGTGCATGCAGCATGTGGTTCTGAGAGTTGGTGATGATTGCGGGATTACCGATCTGCATAATTGAGTTCTCAATGTTAGCTTCGGCAAGCTGGTCTTGAGCATAAATGTCCTGATCAGGTTCCGCGATGTATCTACCTACCTGCTGCTGGCCGGCAAGTGCTGCAATGTAGTCGCGCAGTAATGCCTCTCTTCCGGACTCGGGCAGCTGGCCACTGATCTGCATTAGTCCAGCGAGTGTCTGTAGTCTCAGGAACGCTGAACCCTGACCGTAGTTGCGGCTGGCTTGCACGTAGTCAATATCATTCATTGCTTCAGCTGGAACCCCGCGCTCACGCACGCGCTTCTGAAACTCCATTGCATCACGGTCAGTTGTGTTAGGTGATGAAGCCCTCCGGAATCGTTCCTCAAAAAACCTGTCTAGTTGCTGATAGTAGCGTGCAATCTGTGTCTTCCCGAGAACGCTTGCCTGCTGCACGATAGCTTGAACCTCTGTTGCGGTCTTCGGGTTGCCCTGAGGCTTGTCCAGCCTCTGCCTGTACTGAGACAAGTTGGACTGCATTACGTTCTCCAACTCCCTGTCCACTGCCATAGGTGCGTCAATGATACCCGAAAACTGACGCTGCACTACATTGTATCTATGAGGCAGGACCGTAACTGAGCCTAAGTTTACGAGATTAACCTGCTGCTCCACTTCTGGGGATTCTGGTTGCAGCAGTATTGAGCTGGACATTGCGGCGGCATCAATCATCTGACACTTCTGCCTGTTCTTCAGTTCAATAACTGGATACATCTTAACACCCAGCCCTTTGACACTGTGGTGCTGTCCGTCCCCTTTGTCGTAATACATTGGGTGAACAACCTGATCCCAGTTGTTGTATTTCCGGATATGCTTGTAGAGAAATTCCTTCCCTTCACTGTTTTCCAAAACAATGAAACAGCTGATCTTTCCTTCAGCCTCACCGTCCTGCGGGTATTCCCTTACATAAACATGAGCTGCACTGATAACTCCGCACTGAGCTGAGTAATGCAGGTCGTTGTTGCGTATGCGCTGTTGATGCCACTCCCAATTCTGCTGTCTCCTAAACTCCTCAGGTCCGGAGTTGATGATTGCTTTACGAACGCAATCAACATTCCACCCCACCTGAGATGCAGCTGATTCATTTTGGATATAGCGGTAAAGCTCGTGAGCTTGAAACCCTCTTCGCACAACAGCAACCTCCCAGTCAGTCGTGTTGCTTCTAGTCCCCTCAGGAAGGAGCAAGTCTCCGGATTTCATAGCTCTCGCACGCCAGCTGGTAGGATTCTCAAACACCATTGGGCCAACACCGAACAGCACCATCTCGTGCTGGCTCAGCTGCATCGTGTAGTCGAATTCACGATCCTTCTTTTGCAAGCGATCAAACTCTTCAGTGATGATGCGGGAGTAATGAACCTTCTCTGAGTCGTTGCCCGTATTCGTCCGGACAGTGGCGTATGTCGGCGTCTCACTGAAGATGTCATAGAAAGCTGTCAGTGAGACCGAGAAGAACGCTTCTGCTTCTCTGAAGTTCACGTTGGCTCTGTATGCTTGGCCTGTTGATCTTAGCTTTGATGGGCTGTAAGGGGGGTTACCATCGACTAGACCCTTCACCTTAGCTCTCACCCTGTTCCGCTCTTCGTCGGACCTGATCATCATATCAACCAGTGACACAACAGATGCGGCGTCAGACATGCGTGACTCTGGCGGGTTGCCCTTCTCATCAATGTTCTCCAGCGGGAGTGTGTTGGATGTGTTCATAGCTTTTTCTTCCAGCAGTTGTCTGGCAACGCTTGGTTCTCTTCTTCTGAAATTGATTTCTGCAACGCATTAACCGGCATCCATATCTGAGCTGCATTGAAGCAGCCGCAGTGTCTGCACGATTTGAGCTGTGAATCCTTTGATGTCGTTTTGCTGCCAGTTACAAAGGATATAACCTTCTTAACAATGCCTTTCGTGCACCCGTTGCACCCTATTGGTTCAACATTGCTTTCGCATGTCGAGCAGACTTCAGCTCGGGATTCAGCTTCGACCTGATCAACCCTTTCGCCGGCAGCGTAAAAGAGTGTCTTCGTAAACCTGACAGCAAGCTCAAGTGTGATTTGTTGATCCCGTTTCGGAATCTTTACATCTTTGTCTCTACAGAAGTCGGGATGCTCACTGCATACATGACTCTCAACAATGTCGTCGATGTTGAACGGGACCGGGATGTTGTTTGCCTTTCGGTGCTCGATCACCTTATTCAGCAGGCCAGCAAATGTGCGGTCGCTCATGTGGTACCCGGTTTCCTCCTGAGTGTAACTAAACCCGCCATGAGGGTGTGTTGTGACTGGTCTGAGTTTCTTCACAGCTTCCTGCCTGTTGGCCCGAACATCTCATGCAACGCATTCAGATTGATGTTCTGCTCGTTATACATGTCCTGAGGCTTTACAGCACTCCTCCTCGGCATCCACAGGCCGGTCCCAAAGTGCATCGCTTTCATATCGCTCGGAGCATTACCATCAGCTACATCGTGATGGTGATAATGAAGTCCCGATATTGCATCCTCCATCCTGTAAGGTGATGCGCCAAAAACATCCTGACAACATAACACGCCTGTCGTGTGGAAGTGCCACGAGAGCCAGTCATCAGACTTCTGATCGCTTGGCTGTTCTAAGTCAAACGTTCTACGTAGCCCTTCAAATGCAAGCTGTTTCATAAGCTCCTGCCCCTTGTCGGACGCAAAGCAAGCGTTCATATACATATTGCGAATCGGGTGAGAGAAGAGCACCACTTCAGATTTTTCAGGGATATACTCACTGAGAGGAACAACTGGACACAGATCACAGTCAACGTAAATGCCTCCAATGTTGAAAAGGATGGCAGCTCTTCTGATATTGCTTTGAGAACCTAATGGCAGTGATTCATAGTGCTCCTTCCATTCCGGAAATAAATCGTAAACATGCTGGTCAGCTTCATCGTGGTTTAGAAAGTAGTAAGTGTATTCCGGATTGAACCTCTGCCACCGCTCAACGCTAACCTTCTCATAAAGCGACAAAGCTTTGTAGCTCCTGTGGATTTGTATGATGTTCTTATCCTTCATGCGAAAGTGTCGTAGTAAATGCTATCGTAACGCTTCACCATCTGGTCCCAGCTACTACCGTTACTTGAGCGCTTCTTGGCTGTAGCATACCCACCGATGTGACGAGCCATTTCAACCACGATTGCGACAGCGTCAGCTAAGTCAGGAGACTTGCCAGTGCGGGCTTTCATATCGGCTTTTCGCTCGATGATGGTCATACGCTTCTCGTCGTCAAACATTCTGCTACAGAATTCCACAGCTGAGTCGATACTCATCCCTCGCAACTGCTCATTGATTACCCACTGCCTCACGCTGAACCAAAGCTCAGTCACCTTATTGGCGTAAACATCGCTGCTCTTACGGTAGTCTTCAGGTGATACAGGCCTGTCGCTTGCTTTCCCGCCGAACTCGACGCGATGGATGGCTGGACTCCACACCTTTGAGAGAATGTCGCACAGGCCACCACCTTCACCTGTGGCGTCAATAGCGAGTCTGTTAGGTGACACCTTATACTCCTCACACAGAGTCTTCACCCTGTTGGCAATCTGGAAATGCACCGGCTCAGATGATTGAGCGTTGATCTCAATGATCTCGCTGTGCTCCATCTGAATTCCCATCTTCCCGTTATCAAAGTCACCGTAACGTGCGAACTGAATCACACACCTGTCACCACCATTGAAAGCTGGATCAAGCCCAGCAATCATCTCGCTGCGACTGACGAACGTAGCTGGATGTGTGGCTTTGTATTTCTCAACCAGACTCTCGCTAAGGACTGTTTTGCACACCCCTTCCGGAGCCCACATGCCTCGTGTGTATTTCCAGAACTTAGGCGAATCTACACCATCATATTTCTGTGCCTGCTTGATCTGGTCTTCATTGATGAGGTAGTCGTATTTGTTTTTGCCAGCAAGCATGTTGGGGGACTTCATCCCGTCAAACCGAACGCATACACCTCTCTCAGTTTCCCATTCCTCATCCTCAACGCTTACTGATCCCCATCCATTCTTAGGCGTGGCGAACCTGCCGTGCTGATCAAACTTGCTGTGAGGGTTACCAATGGCGAGGAACTTGAACTCTCGTGTTCCTTTCTGAAGATTGGAGCAAGCTTCAAAAGCTGCTTCAGGTGTGTCTGTTGCTTCGTCAACGATGACAAATGTGCGCGGTGAACGTATGCCCTGAATGTTTGCAACAGCTTTGGACGTAGCACCATCGAGCACTGGTATAGCGAAGATTGCGTGCTTATCGTCACCTCTGATAGCTTGCAGCGTTGTCTTACTGTCAACCATATGCGCTGGGTATCCACCTTTGGCAGTTCGATACAGCTCCTGAATCACAGGCCAAGCACGCTTGCGGATCATCTTAGCTGTGGTGGAGGTGAGTATGACGGAAGTGTTCAGCGGGTCTGCTGCGAACCATATCATCGAGAATAGACTCGCTCCGAATGTTTTGCCGCTCGCACCACAACCAGCCCAGCATGTCCACTGCTCATCACAGAGGCACTCAATCATCCGTTCAAGCCACGGGTTCCAACTGAGTTTAGGCCACATGATGTCGGCAACATTGCGGCAGTGCTGGTATCTGCCCAAGCCTCCACGCTCAACAGGAAGCCCGACTTTAAACGCAAATAGCTCCAGCTCAAGTTCATTGAGCTGTATATCGAAGGCGAGATTGTATTTGTGCTTAATCAAATGCTTGACAGCTAAGTTGCGTGAACTGCCTATGGCTCCTATAGGGTAACCCCTACCTTCATATCAGGGCTAACCCTGATATGAAGAAGGTAATACCCCTTAACTCATAATACTTGTCAAGCAATGACTGTTACTCTGAACAAAACCTCCGACTGCTGCGATCCCGTATGTGATACAACTGTCGTGAACACACCCGGTCCAGCCGGCAATGCTGGAGCTGCTGGTGCAGCCGGCAATGATGGCACTGATGGAAAGAACGGTTACTCGCTGACAACAAGCAACTTTACGATACCGAACGTAGGGAATGCTGTTAATGTCTACGTTGACAATACGACCATATGGTCAGCAAACGCTTACTGCTATATCGAAGGTTCCGGACATTATCTTATAGCTGGCAGAGGTGCTTCACACATCACTGTTGTTCGCCTCGGCTACCCAACCGACACAGGGGTCACTGGTAACACGGTAGCATCAGGCGCAACAGTCGCTCCCGCTGGGGCGAGAGGTGCTGCAGGTGCGTCTGGTTCGCTTGCCCTCCTGTCTGCTAAGGCGCAACTGCTGACACACACGGGCTCGGCTCAGGTGGCACTCAGCGGTGGTGGTGATGACACCTATGCGCTGTTTAACAAATCCTCCGCTGCAACCGGCTTAGCGTGGCGCAAGCCTGCATTCACTGACTTCTCTGATCAGTTGGATCTGACCAGCCAAGTTAAGAACAAGCTCCCGTTAACGGATCTAGATAACGCAGGAGGGGCAGTTGGCGACATTGCTTACTGGAACGGGACAAGCTGGGTGAAGCTCTCAGCTTATGGTGCTGAAGGTAAGTTTTTTAAAATCTCTGGAGGTATCCCTACCTACGCTGATCTCGGTGTCACAGCGTTGAGCGTTGGTGCGAGGGCTGATATTGAGGTTACAACATCAGCATCGAACATCACAGGCTCTACCGCAACGAACGCAACTAACATTGCTGCAAGCGGTGCGCTCACTGGTGCTGTCGGTGGAACACTCACATGCACGCTGGTGTTCACTTCCGCTCTAAGCACAGCAAACCCAATCATCGTTGCAAACTTCAAGCACGATTCGTCTGCGTCATTTCAGCCTGTGCAGATTGTGTCAACCTCAGTGAACAGTGTTGAGATGCATATTGACGGAACATCGCTTCCTTCACCTTTCACTCTTTATTTTGCTGCCTTAGTGTAATGCCGGTATTTGATTCACAACGCATCAGTGATGGGTTCATGACGCTGGAGAGAGGCGTTGATGGAGGGAAAGCCTCTAGCCTACTGCCCCGCAATCAGCTTAGCTCTGCGGTTAATGTTACAATGCGAGGCGGCTTTGCCAAGACCAGACCAGCGTTCAACGATATGCCGCTCACCTTTGCTGCCGGCACGTCTCAGGATGCTGATCAAATGGAGTCACGCTTTAAGACTGGTCTGTTTCAGGGAGCTTCTGCATACAAGTCTGGCGGCAGCTCTTACATCATCTGCTCTGTTGCTGGCTACATTTACAGAATTGACCTGAGGACTGGCGTTGTGAACGACATTACGCCGCTGTCATCGAACAGGACTCCGGACCCCAATTCATCCCGCATACGGGTAGCTTACTTCCAACAGGCTGAGCATTATCTCATCATACAGGACGGCAGAAACCGGCCCATTATCTTTGATGGTGCGAACTGCCGCCGCTCTGACATTGGCGCAAACGAAGTCCCTACCGGAACAGCAATGGCTTACGGTGGCGGCAGGCTGTGGGTGGCACGCGGTCGTGAGTTTGTTGCGGGCGACATTGTTGGTGGTCCTACTGATGTGATCAAGTTCACTGAGAACACTTACATCAATGAAGGTGGTGCATTCGCTGTGCCACTGGACACAGGTGACATTACGGCTATGAAGTTTATGAACCAGCCTGACACCAGCTTGGGTCAGGGGGAATTGCTGGTTCACACGGCAAACGCCATCTTTGCTGTCAATGTGCCGGTTGATCGAGACTCGTGGAAGAATGTCGAATACCCCACCGTTCGGATCGTTGCTATCAGCTACGGCTCTGTTAGTGATCGCAGCTGCGTGCTGGTGAATAGTGATATGTTCTACCGATCCCCGGACGGCATCCGAAGCTACGTCAGTAGCAGAAGAGAGTGGCAGCAATACGGGCAGATACCTGTGAGCAGAGAGGTGAACCCTTTCATTGCTCAGGACACACAGGCTGACACTTACGAAACCTCAAGCGCAGTTCTGTTTGATAACAGATTACTAGCAACCGTATCTCCCCAGAGGCACGACAGTGGCACCTACTACAGGGGGCTGGTTGTGATGGACTTTGATTCAGTTGGTGGCAGCGGCGATAAGATGCCGCCAGTGTGGGATGGTTTGTGGACTGGTTTGAAGTTTCTTCAGCTCATCAGCACTGAGGTTGATTACGAAGATAGGTGCTTTGCTTTCCATCTGGACACCGAGAACAGCTGTGGAATTCAGCTGTGGGAGATTACGCGGAACGGAAGGAAGGACAACGGGACTACGGACATTGCCTCATTTATTGAGAGTTCCAGTTTCTCTTTTGAGAACCCGTTTGAGATGAAGTCGCTGGAGTATGGCGAGATGTTCGTGGATGAACTGAAAGGCAATGTTAGCTTCGACATTAAATACAAGCCGAACCAATACCCTGTGTGGGTAGACTGGAATTCTTTCAGCGAGTGTGTGAAGTATGAGAACTGCACTCCGGACTCAGGCTGTCTGACGTTTAACAATTACAAGCCGCAGTATAGGACGAGGATGTTAATACCTCAGCCAGCTGACGACTGTGAGTCTACCAATGGAATGCCAATGAGAAAAGCCTACGAGTTCTCTGTGAGAATCGGTTGGACCGGTGATGCTCGTATTAAAGGATTCAGGCTGCACGCTTACCCTGTTGTTGAAGAGCCTTACAGCGGATGCATCACAACCACTTGTTCATAGGATATGAGTCAGAAAACATTAACGGTAGAGTGTAGCGACATCACAGACCAGAGCCCTTTTGCATTCTCCTCGACAGTGGACGTGGATGAGTGCTCATCAGGCACGCAATTCTCTCTCACCGTTTTAAGCGGTGACGCTGACAGCCCGATGGTCACAGACCTCGGTGAATACATTGTGATAGGATAATATATGCCAACTAATCAATCAGTCATTCTACAGAAGGGGACAGTTCCACCTGACGCTTGCTTCAATAACGTGAGCGAGCTTTACGATCTGTTCATCGGCACTACCACTGCATATGTGAACGGCAATTACTCACTGTTTAACTACGGTGAGAACAAGCCTTCTACCGACGACACTGACAAGCCGTGGATTCGCACTGTCGGAAACCTGCCTGACAGAGTTTATGTGTATGCCAGTGGTTACTGGCTTTCAAAACATCAGACACCAGCTGGCGGAGATGAGCGAAGGATATGGGTTGGATCACTGGTAGACCTAAAGACATACGATGGAGGAGCTGATGAGGATGTTAATGATTTCAGTGGTCCGTTTTGGGAAGTAGATGAAGGGCTTGCCGCAAAGTTTCCGGTTGGTGTCGGTGAGTTTCCTTCGGGTGCGGATGTTGCCATCAATGGGATCGGTGGTTCTGAAACTGTTACATTGACCTCAGACCAACTACCGAATCACGAGCATTTGGGAGAAGCTTACTATCGTGCTGTAGCAGGACCGGCGTCTACTTCAGATCCTTCGGGTTTAGCGGACGCTACATTGCATGAAAATAGTGGTCACACCACTAACGCTAGTTACAACAACTTTAATAAAGCAGGAGTAATAACAACATCAATGACGGGAGCTTCCGGTCAGGCCCACACGAATCTGCCTCCTTATTACGGTGTTTACTTCATCAAACGCACTGGCCGCATATACTACGCTATCAAGTAATGAAGACCACCTTAGCTACAGCAAAGTCCCGAATCGCTAAGCATCTCAACCTTTGCGAGACGGATGCCCGCGTTACGGAATACATCAATGAAGCTCAGCGCAGACTGATTGAGAGCGGGAAGTGGAAGGGGACATATGGAAGGTTCACGTTGTGCGCTACTGATGGTTGCATTGTGTGGCCGCGTCAGATTGAAACCATTGAAACCTTTGCCATAGACAAGACACCGGGCACAGTTCGTAACGGATGGTTTGAGTTTTTGGAAAGCGGTTACGGCTTACAGACTGATGAGTGTGGTTCTAGTGGCCAGCTCATAGACAGGGGGGAAGTCCCTACTTACCGAAGCATGTCTGGCAATGGGAAGCCGGTGCGTGTGTATGCGTTCTTAGAGGCTGACGCAGGAAAGACCATTACCATTATGGGGTATGACTCCAACGGTAATTGGGTGCGCACTCTGAAGAGCGGTTCCGGAGCAACAGCTGTTTATCAGGATGGTGAAGTGGTGACATTGAATAACGGGTTTGTCGATACAGCCACGAGCTTCCAGTCTATTACCGGAGTTCTGAAGGATACCACTGAGGGTAACATAATGCTTTATGAGTTGGTTGATGCAACTCCGACCCTTCTGGACCTCGCTTCGTATGAGCCATCAGAGACAATACCGAGCTACAGGAAGTCGCTGATACCGAATCTATCTGATTGCGGGACATGCACTGAAGGTAATGTTGGGACTGTGTCTATCACAGTGATTGCGAAGCTTCGATTTATTGAGGCTGTCAGTGATACGGATGTTCTGCTGATCAATGATCTTTACGCCATTAAGAATATGGCGATAGCTATCAAGATGGAAGAGAACCGGGACTTTGCAACAGCTGCTGAGTATCGCACTCTGGCTGTTGAATCTTTGCGCAATCAGTTAGCCAACTACCACGGTGACGGAGTAGTCCCCGTGCTGCGTATGACCAACCTCGAAACCCACGGTGGCGGTGGGATAGAAAGCGTGATTTAAAATTATGTTTGGAGCAATGATGGGAATAGGTGCCGTTGCTGGGATAGCTGGCGGCTTAATGAAGAAGAAGCCTAAGATACCTACATACAAGCCAGTCGATCAAACAGCTGAGCAGGAAGCTGCCATTGCAGCCAACCTAGCCAGCTTTGATAGTGCGAAGCAGCTCGCTGATCAGACTACGATGGCAGATCAAGATCGTCTTGACTCAATACTGGCCCGCACTATGCCTAACTATAAAGAGATGTTGGCAGGGTCTGGGCGTGCTATTCAGGACATGATTGCCGGCAATCTGCCGAACGCTGATCAGAACGTGCTGATGCGCAAAGCTGCTGAAAGAAGTGGCGCACTGGGTATTGGTGGCAGCTCTGCTGGTAGGAAACTGACAGCTCGTGACTTGGGTTTGTCCAGCCTACAGATGACTCAAGCTGGTCTTAACTCATTCAATGCTTTGTCCAGCAACCTCAGGCAGAATTACACTGTGAACCCGATGTCAACAGCTTCAATGTATGTGACACCATCACAATGGATATCCAATGCGATCAATGAGAATCAATTCAGTTATAACGCACTGACCCAAAAGCGTATCAGCGATGCCAACAACAGCACAATGAGTCGGCTTGGGAACAGCTTGAGTGCGTTGGGTGGTACAGCATTTGGAGCTGGAGCGCAGGGGATGGCGATGAAGGGCATGTTCGGGCAGACAGGTAATACACCTAAACCGGCATAACACAATAAACATTATGGCAGAACCTACAGACTACTTTTTACAGGGTGCAAACCTCGGGATGAAGGCAGTGCAAGCTGGTGCTCAGATGGATCAGTTTCGCACTAATCTCGCTGAGCGTGCGCGGCAGTTCAACGAAGGGCTGGATCTTCAGAGAGATCAGGTGAACGCCGCCATTGCTCGTGATAATGCCTACTTGAAGAAGCTTGAGTTTGACCTGAAGACGCAGAGTGATGCGTTTAATAGGGAGGCTATAGAGCTTGAAGAGCTGGATAAGTTTACAGCTCTGATCAATAAGGAATACACTGAAAACGCGCCAAGCCTGTCCCTGCCTCCGTCTGGACTAACGGGTGAGAGATTTGAGATGGCTATGTCGGTGAGGGAAGCAGCTTACGCATCTCAGAAGCGCAGCCTTCAGTATCAAGCCGTCTCACAGGACAGGGCTGATGAGATGGATTTGATTCGCAACTATGGGCTTCCTGCCAACTGGGAGGATTACGGGGAAGACGGGATGTCTTTCATGCAGGCGGCACGGGACAGAAGGAGCATGACGGAGGCTGACGCCATAGCTTCAAAGTATGGCACAACTGCGGCAGACGTAATTCAAGCAGACCCTTCAGTTAGCTCTGTTCAACTCTCCGACTATAAAGGCAATCTGAATAAAGCGTTATGGGAAGGCATCGTTCAGCGTGTTACTGGGCGCACGAAATCCGCCCCTTCCAGACAGTCGGCCAGACAGTCTGACTACTTGAAAATCGTTAAACAGGCTACAGAGCTGGCAACCACTGAGGACGTGGATGGCAGCAAAACTGTGAACGGAGAGCTGAGGCGTCAATGGATACAGCACCTGCAAAACCCTGATCAGTATCCTGCCCCAGAGGGTCCAGACAGGGAAGATGTGTTACTGAAATAAAACAAACAAGCTATGCCATCCAAAACGCTGTCCAGAATCAGGAAAAAATATCCTCAGCTTAACGATCTTTCTGATCAGGAATTAACTCTGCGCATCGGTGAAAGGTTGCCCGACCTTCTGGAGCAAGATGCTGAGCTCGCATCCGAATACAACAACTACAAAAACCCCGCAGGTTTTGTAGAGAACTTCACCAAGTCAGCCATTGCGTCTACTGTATTTGACAATGCTGCTGCTGGCTTCGGTGTGCTTGAAACAGTGTCTAAGCCGTTCAGTGATGAAATGTCTAAGCGGATGAGGCAGCTGTCTGATCGGGCTGCGGAGGAAGGTGCTGAGCTGAGAGAGACGGGTGACATAGCTTTCGGCATAGGATTTGACCGTGGGGTGAATCAGGATGCGTGGGCATCAAAGCTTGGCAGCGGTGCGGGTAGCTTGGTTCCAATGCTTGCCACCGGCGGTGCCGGGGCAGCTGTTGGGCTAACTGCCAGAGCTGCTTCTGTGGCTGGGATGGCTGTGGCAACGCTTCAATCTTATGGTTCCACTTATCAGCAGGCACGGAAAGGTTACGAAGGGCAGGGCTTGCCTGCTGAAGAGGCAGCTTCGAAGGCTACTCTGCCTGCCGCAGCGCAAGCTACATTGGACGCTGTTCTGATGGGTGCTGGCGGGAAGGTTGCAAACAAGCTCGGGCTCACTGATCTTGAGAAACTTGCCACCACATTGCGAAGCAAGCCTGTCAGAGAGTCTGTTGAGTCTGTTGCCAAAGCTTCAGGGCTCAAGAGGCTTGTTGGAAGTGGCGTTGTCGAGGGCGCAGAAGAAGGTGCATCCGGATTCATTGGCTCTTACGTGATTGCCCGCCATTCATACGACCCGACAGTTACACTTGAGGAGTCCATTGGTGAAGCTTGGGATAGTTTTACCGTGGGTGGTGCGCTGGGTAGTGCGGGTGATGTTGCTCGCCGTGTTATTCAGCCTAAATCACCGGAAGAACTGGCCAGACGAAACACTATCCGGAAAGTAGCACCGGCAACTGCCGCCAAACTGGACGAGAATG